AACCTCTACAAACGCTTCTTTAAAACCACTATTTTTTAAAACCTCAAATTGTTCTTTATTTTCTATTAACCAAAACACTTAATACCATCTTATTTATAGTATTGAATGTAATTAAATTTTAGGAAAGCTCCAAGTCTAGATGCTTTAAATTGCTTTTGTTTTAGTTCTACTATACCCTTATTCACTTCAAATACCACATTTTTATCACCTGTTAATTTCCAAGGTAATGAAAATCCAATATACAAATTATTCTTGAATAAGTCACTAGTTTCATAATAAATTTCTTCGTTTGATTTTTTAGAAAAGTATCTTGTAAATTCTCCTGTTTCATAATCTTGAGTAGAGGGAGAGGGATAAAAAGAAATTGGTGTTTGAGATATACCTTGGTTGTACTGTATTTTTTTAAGAGTACTATAATCTTGGTTTTCAGGATAAAATCTAGGATCTTCAGGATTATTATCTTCAAATGTTTCAGGTGTAGGAAAAGAGGGAACTGAATTTAAGTTTACTAATTCTAGATTAGATCCATCACCTGGGTAGTTACCTGTAAAGAATTTATTATCAAAAGTACTAAAGTACTGTCCTGTGTAAGGAGCTAAAGTATCTTTATATGCTAATTCTCCGTTAGAATATAGATTAGGGGTTATATGTGATGCTGGGTAATAGATCATTCTTTAGTGTATACTACTTTACCTGTTGTTTCTGATGTTTTTATATTTCTTCTCCCTATAGCTAAAGCATTATGATCATTTGGAACTGTGATTTTAGTACCATCTTGGAATGTATTACTATCCTTTCTAGGGGCGGCTACTTTAATGGTTTGGCCGGGTTTACCCCAGAATTCCCAGTGCCAAGATTCATCTACCCCTTTCCCATCTCTTAGTCTTAGGGGGTTATACCAACCAAATTTAGGGGCATGTTCAGCCCAAAAAGCATAGGCTTTATTGGTTGTTCTAAATGTTTGATTAATTGTAGGATCTGATGTTAATTTACCATTTCCGTTTCTAGCTATTAATTCATTAATGTCAACAGCACCACCCCACCCATGAGGACTACTTCCAGCACTTGCTGTTTTAGCTGAACTATCTGCTGTTTTTAATCCATTTTGGTGATTGTAACTTCTATAAGCTGAGGTGATAAGGAAAGGATTTCCCTCCCAGTTTTCTTCTATAAATTTACCAAATTCTAATAAAGCAAGGGCTGCAGGTTCTGCTAAATAGTATTCACCATCGTAATAAGTTTTATTAGAATTTTGGTTTAGAAGTTTAAAAGCACTAGTTGAATATTTTTTAACAGCATCAGCATTTGTACTAGTAGTAGCATAAGGAAGATAAAATGAACTATTAACACCCTTACTTAATTTTTTTACATTACCAATAGATATTAAAGCAGACTTTTGGTACCTTATACCCAGTTTAATTGTATCACCTGGTAAATTTAAATTACCGTTAGTAGTTAATACCTCACCTGCAATGATATCATTATTGGCAAATTCATTTAACCTATCTAAGGTAGCAGTATTTTCTGCCGTACTATTTTCTGGGGCTGTTACTTTAATAGTTTGAGCTAGCATTGTTGCTAAGGCACTAGAATTATAACTATAAAATCCAACTAAATTTTCAAATCCTGTAGTTACTGGAGGGAGTGTGTTTAGAATATCTTCTAAGTTGAGATCTAATTTATCAAATAATTTAGGAACGGACATTGTGCCAATACTAGTTTCCCATTTATTATTTACTATTTTATGATCTAATTTAGTAATAATAAAATCTAAAGTATTTCCATAATTAGGAGGCAAAAATCTACTATCAATTTTTAACCTGTCAAATATTCTAAGACCTGACATACCATCAAGGGTTAGATTAAATCCTACAGGAACAAAACCTATAAAAGGTGTTGGGGAGTTTTTACTTATTGCCTCTAAAGCGTAGAATTTTTGAAAGAATGCTTTTTGAGTTTCTGTAAATCCAGTAAGTGAAGTGAGTTCACCTTCTACGGGTGTAATATTACAATTGGGGAAACTATAACCTGTAGCATTTGTTATAAAATCTGTAAAAGTAGTTCCAAATAAAACATTATCATCTGTTTTAGTAAAAGTAGAAGATTTAGCACCCTCAAATGAATTATAATAATCTTTATAGGCTGAGATTATATTTAAGTAATTAGCTGTAACTTCATCTGCTTCTTTTATTTTTTGGTCGATGTCAAATTTTTGGGGTAAAATCCTATCTACTAAACCATAATTCCATTTACTAAATAACGTAGCATCCTCACCTACAGCCTGACCGTTGGCTTGGGCTCCTATTGCTATCATGTTTCCTAGTTTATTTGTAATTTCGGTTTTAAATTGATAATCAGTTACAAAACTACCATCTCGATTACCACTAGCTTCATTTCCAAACCCATATATTACTAAAGAGGGTTCTTCTTCTTTTGCTTTTCTTAATTTTTCTACTTCAAATGGAGAAACCTCATCATAAAACTCAACCACTTGTATAATGGAGGGGTTTTCATACGTTCCGAAATTTTTGTCTACTAACCTTAAATTTAATTTATTTACACCTCCTAATAAAGTATTAGCCTCATTAAGTAATGATTTAAGAAATCTATATAAATTTAAAGAACCTGTGGTTTCATCTAGATTAGAGTTTATTATACTTTCTATTAATTCATAAGAAAAATATAAATTCATTATTCGACCTACGTCTACTCCATCTATGGTTTGGTGGAAAGGATTGATATTATTGGGAGCGTCATTAAAAATTTCTACTTTAGTACCCAAATAATCACCTTTATATCTAACTATAAGTTTACTGGGATCACTAGATATACTCTTTTTATTACTAAAACAATACTGATCAAATGAGTTGTCTAACTTAAATAAGATAGGTTCATTATCAGCATCAGCACCATATAACAAATAATGTTGGTTTAATAGACCTAAAAGACTACCAAATCTAATATATTTTACAAAATGGGTACTACCAAATATAGCGGCACAAGAATCAATTGTTTGACTAGCATTTTTTAATTCATCATCAGTTACACCCGCATATCCACCATCCTTTATAAATTTTAAAACTTTATATTCACTTTTGGTGGATTGGAATTGATACGAAGTTTCATTTTCAGCATCGAATATATAAGAAAATAATAGATTTGCTGGGACTCCTCCTGGGACTAGGTATCCAGCAAATGGTGAAAAGAAACTTGGTTTAGTTTTTGTCCCCATTCTAAGGGGATCTACAATTTGACTAATTTGAGTTAAAAGAGTATTTTCTTGTTGGTCTTTTTTTAAGGCAGATTTACTATCTTTAGAGTTAGCAAATAAGTTAGCATTTTGAACTACATTTACTTTTAAACTTTCAACTACACTACCCTGACTAATTAGTTTTAGGCTTATTAAGTAATACCCCTCTTTTGTAAATTCCCAAGAAAAATTAGTTACCCTTCCTAAAAAACCATCGTAATTACCATGAGAAGATTTTCTATTTTCTTCTATTTTAGTATAAAAATATTTAGTTCCTTCTGCGTTTTGAGGAGGGTTATCTAAAAACTCTGCTGTTAAGCTATAACGATTAGTTTCGTAAGTTGTTGTTGATGTTTCTGGGTTTATGGATGGATATGATGAATTGCCCCATTCTAATAACATAGAGTATCCTAATCTTAAATATAAAGCCTCAATATACTCAAATTGTTTAGTATTATTGGCTCTAATCTGTAGATTAGCAAATCTTAAGCTACCTTTATTAGTAGTTTCACTATTAAATGATATAATACCAGGCATTGCTTGAGCCCCAAATTCACTAAATCCGTAATTAGATGTACTGCTAGGTAATATCGAATTGGTATTAGATACCCCAAATTTTTGGGTACCATCTTGATTTAAAACACCACCTTGAAGTACCATTTGACTGGCTAGCTCGTTACCGCTGTATTCGGGGATCTCTAGTAAAGATGATCTAAATTGAGCCCCACCATTAGATATGGTTTCCCATTGACTACTACTTACATTGTAGGAAGCAATAGGTTGGTCTTCAATATTAACTGATGATGCTAGTCTAACCCATGAGGTTTTGCCATTCATCCAAACTATATCAGCAGAATCCTTTTTCTTTTTACCTAGGATTTCTTGGCGTAATTTAATTTGATCTTGAACGTATTCTAAATGAGGTTTTCCAATGATATTAGAATCCATATAACTTATTGATTTAATTTATTGTACGCTAATAATATTGAATCTAAATTGCCTGGGATTCTTATTTGTACTCCTACTGGAGGTGATATTGAATTTTGGGAATATTCTGCGTTAGCTGAGGAGATGACCCACCATAATGAAGAATCGTTAAAATAATTAAATGCTAATACATCATATCTATCACCTTCGGTAGTAATAACATATATGTCATTATCACTACGTGGGATTTCAGGATACTTTGTAGTTGAATACATTCTAGTACCTTCCAGATCGTGAATAATTTTTATGTTTTTATAACGATTCATTTATTTACTTGCGAGATTTACTGGTTCTTCTTTTTCTACTATGTAATGATCATCTGCTCTAAACAAATTAGATGGTGTTTTTTGGTATAAATTATTACCTCCTAAATTGTCTTGTAATGATATGAATCTTTGTTTAATTCTCCCACCTCCATTTATGTCTTTTATGGTTTCAGGTAAGAAATCATAAATTGGTTTAAAGTCCATAGACACCACTATTCTATGAGGTAATTCTTTTACTTCAGGATTTCTAAACGTAATACCACCTTCTTCTACAATATTTTTATTATTTGAAGGGATACCAATTTCCCATGGGGTATCATTAGGAATAGTATAACTTAAATTAGTAATAATGCCTGGGGTTTCATAGAAATAACCACCTAAAGTTAATTGATGAATATTACCTCTCATATAACCTTCTGTTGAATAATTAGGGGCTAATGTAGATTTTAGGTAATTTAATTTTTGATACATTACAGATAATTCCTGTACTGATTGGGCTGCCACAGTAAAACCCATTTGAATGTTATTTTGGAACCCTTGATAATTGTAAAAGTTTTCACCTCTACCTATATATCTAAAATTATTCCATTGAGCTGACATACTATCACTAAAATTATTAATAAATGCTCTAAAATGAGTAAATACTTTTAGTTTTGGGTTATCATTATCGATAGTGGCTATTCTAAATTTGACTATGTCATTTTTACGTTTATCAGTAGTAACAACTGAACTTTTATAAAGGTATAAGGAATTAATCTGGTCCATTCCTCTTTCATTATCCGGTCTACCTTTAGAATAATCTTTTCTATCAGAGGTACGAGCACCAGGGTTACCTTGATTTAAACGTTGTTCTATATTTTTAGTTTTATAATCAGGGGAATCAGAAATAAATGAGTTAGTATCTTTAGATTGTAATTCTTTTCTAAAATCTTTAACTAATGTTGAACCTTGTGGTCCTACATAATCAGCATTTTCTATTTGATTAGGGTTAAAAGTAGCGTATTGAATAGCTCCTTTAGTACCTATACCACTAAATAATGTTCTTTGTGAGGCTGTTTTAATAGTAGTTTCACCTATACCTAAAACTGAACCCGGGCCACCTTTATAAGTAAATAAAATAGTATCATTAGAACCATTTCTAGAGGTTATTTTACTCTGGTAGAGATTAACTAAGCGGTTGTTACTAAATTGAACTATACCTGTATTGCTGACTCTAACAGCACCTAAACCTTGTTCAACAGCACCCAAAGGAGCTAACATGGTTAAATATTTAGGACCTCCCGTAAATGGGTTTATTCCTTGTTTGTATAAATGAATACCATCAGCATTAACTAATGCTTGACCTAATGTTGATAATGGTGTGTAAACCCCTTGATTTAAAATACCTCCTAGGGGTTTTAATAAAGAAGGGAATTCCTTTCCAGCTGTAAAAGTAGTATAACCTCCATCCATATCTGTACCAACACGAGATAGGAGATTTTGTTTTAAAGTAAAGAAGGCTCCGACAGGAGTTTGCGTAAATAACTGGAATAAACGCGAGGCATCTTGTACTGAACGTACTGGGGCGAGTAAACCACCTCTTACAAGAAAATCCTCACCTCCTGATCTACCTAATTCTTCAGTTTTGACTTTAGTATGATCTTTAACCACAAAAGGCTGACCAAAGATACCATTATTGGCACCTTTACCTGGTTTATCGTAACCATATGGTAAACTCTTGAACTTAGTTTGGAATGCTAGTTCATTTTGTGGTGTTACTAAAGGCATAAATTATCCTGGTAAGTTATTTGTGTACTTAGGAGGAGTAAGACCATCTAAATCTAATTGAGAAGGTGATGGTTTTTTAGACATATTTGGGTTACCATTAATAGAATATTCGTTATGGAGTCTTGATTGTGGATTTACCCCAGGCATATCTGAAGGGGTTGAACCATCCCATTTTGTTAGGTTTGAACCGGCATTTGCTAATTGATCTTTTAATCCCATGATTTTGTTATTTTATTATAAATATTAAAAGTTTAATTTTATTTATGACCCTAAAGCATACGATACATTAGAAGTATTCATAGCATCATTTAACTTTGAATCGTTCATATATAAGTTGGTATCTTTAGCTAATAATTTTTCTAGTAATTCATCTGTTCTTGATCCACCACCAGAAGAATTTCCTGATTTAGATTGACCTGGTCTAGAACCTTCTGATGAGGCACTCCCACCTCCTCCCATACCAAAGCTAGTAAATTGGTTTGCTAAAGATTTTGAAGCACCTACAGTAGCTGAGAAGTCAAAATCACCCTTAAATAAAGCTAATAAATCTGTTACTACACCTACTAAAAGACCTACAATACTAAATGCTAAACCTAAAACTTCTATTACAGGCATTAATGCTGTTCCTATATCAGTAAATACTGATTGGAGTTTTTCTATAGTTTGGGACATTTTTTCGGACATAGATTGTTGCTCTAACATTCTAGCTAAGTCTTCTTCTCCAGCTGCTCTTAATTCTTTAGCATTTCTACCCATTACCTGTTGTTTAAATAACATATCAGATAATCTATCAGAAGATAAACCAAATGCCGAAGCCATTGCTTCTTGTTGAATAACATTCATTTTACTAAATTCAGTAAATGAACCTAATTGGTCAGCTATTTCTCTTTCTAAACCTACTATGTCTCCCGTTAAAGCAGCTTGTCTTGCTTTTTCTAAGTTTAATTCTTTACCTGTTAAAAGTTCGGCCTCTAATTCTGATGCTATGGAGGATTCAAAATTTAATATAGATTTAGATATAGTTTGAACATCCGATAAATTACCACCTAATTCACCTGCTAGAGTAACAGCTTTAGCTATTTCTACTGTGTTAGCACCTAAATTAGCTCTTAATTGACCTGTTGTTTTAGCTACACCCTCTAAAATTACTTTTAAATCTTGCTGTATGCCTGATTGTCTTTGGAGTTCGTAACTTGTTCCAATAGCTGCTTGATAATCTTTTTCAGCATTTGTTCCCCTAGCTTCAGAAAGAGTAACTAAAGCACCAGCAGATTCTTTACTTAATTTAACTTGTTCTGTTAATTTAGTCATAGTGACTAAAGTATCAGTACTAAAATTATTTATAAAACCTAACTGTTGGTTTAAAGCATTAAAATTTTCTACTAATTTAGTACCAGTAACAGCCATATTACCACTATCACGAGCTGCTTCTGCTAAATTTTCTCTAAATAAAGCAGATTGACCCTTAGTCATAGACATGGATTTGCCTAACTTTGTGGTTTCTTCATCGGCCCTTTGTATACCTTTAAGTAATTCTACTATAAGAGCAATTGGACCAAACGCTTTACTTATACTTTTACCTATTGATGAAAATAACTTACTAGCTGTTTGAGATTTACCTAAAGGACCTAAAGCTTTAGTACCTCCTTCAGTTAAAGTTGCTGAAAGTTTTCGGGCATCGGCTACAGCACCATCTATGTTAAGAAGTTTTGAAAACTTACCTCCACCTAGCTTGTTTAAAACCTCACCAAAACCACCAGCAAGTTTTCCACCTGTACCTAACCCATCTTCTATGGTTTTAGCTCTTTCAGCGAGCTCTTCCATTTCTATATTTTGGTCTACTAATGAATCTAGTTGTCTAGCATACAATTCTGCTAGATCAAACTGGGAGTTGGTTAGATTTTCTCCAGAAGATTCAAGTAAATTCCAAATACCACCTTGTTCACTAAGAGCGGTGTTAATTTCATTATAACCATAACCCATTTTTGCTAAAGCTTGAATAGCTTCAACCTCTAACGCTTTTTGTGCTGTTTTTTGTTTAGTTATATCTTTTTGAAGATCATCATAAGCTTTTTCTCCTGCTAAAATATCCCCCATTTCACGATTAATATCGCGTGTAGAATTAGCAATATCTCTAAAAGCTTTAGCTGCGGATTGACCCTGGAGGTTACTATCAAATACCTCTTTTGTAAATTTTCTAGCCTCATCCGCTAAACTCCTTTGTTCAAAGAGAATATCCCCTAAAGTTTCTTTTAGGTTTTGAGCATTTTTATTAGCTTCACTTAGGTTATCGGCCATGATTTAATATTTGGTAATAAATATTGAAATTTTTAACCTATTTATAAGAAGATTTAGTAGGTATTGGGATATTATTGGAATTAATTTTACCATCAGGACCTATTACTGTAGACGAACCATTAGATGAGGCATTATCATATTGTTCTTTTTGCCTTTTCATATGGTTTTCTATTTCTTTAAAAGTAAATAAACGAAGCCACCTAGGGAGATTATAAACATCTGACCATGAGTAGCCTCCATTACCATAGAATACTATTTCATGGATCTGTCTAAATAAATCTATTCTATATTTAGGAGCTGAATCAGAAGTCAGGCCAAAAAAACTTGAGTCCAATTGGAATGCTAACTCTTTCTTCGGATTGATCGGGAAAAAAAGTTAAATCTACATCAGGTGTGATTTGGACTACATATTGTCTAAGTGCTCTAGAGTCTGCTGCTAATAGGTAGTTATCTACAAATTGGCGTATAGATTTCTTTTCACGTTCTCCATTTACAGAAACTATAAGATGTTTAAGTCGGGTGGAAATATCTGGTGGAGTAGAATTAGGAGATAATTTTTTTAGACCTTCTAATTCAGAATTAATAGTACTTTCATCTTTAGAAGTTAATAATTTAAAAGTAACCTCTATTCCTGAGGTTGGGAGGGTAAAATTAAATTCATTAGAAGTTGCTTGAGATACTTCTTCTGCTATGGGTTTTGATTCTAGTAAAGATAAATCTACTGTTTGTTCTTTACCCTGGTATTTAAATGTATAATCTTTACCATAACCTAAAATACGAGAAGCAATCATTAAACCATTTTTATCTCCTATTAATAAATCATCATAATTAAATTCAGTAACGATAAGGGATTGGAGTAATTTATCTAGTACTGTACCTTTTTGGATATATGATTGGTTAGAAAGAATGTCTTCTTCTTTAGCGGTCATATACTTCATTTCGATAGTACCGCTTGATAAAGGGTGACCTTCAGGATATAATAAACCTTTTGAAGGTAATTCGATTGTTTCTGTTGGTAATGTAAATTCCATATCTTTTATTTATAATAACTTTATTCGAGTATAAATATGAATATAAAAAAGAGCTTGAACGAATCCAAGCTCTCTTTACAAAAATATTTGATTTTTTTTAGAAGTTCAAGATACAGTAATCTGGTTGAACTGTCATTGTGAGATTTACAGCAGCATCTACAGTATCCCAGTTGTAATCTCCAAAGTTAGCACTTTCAATTAAGGCACCTTTTACGATCCATTCTGATACTACATCACCTACAGGACCTAATACGTTAAACGTTAAGTCTTTCTTGTAGAAATCTGAATAGCCATCTCTACCAGTAACTGATTCGTGGTGTAAACGTACCCACTCCATTACTGCTTGAGCACCAGAAGGTGTGATTGGGTCAAATAAGGTAAATGTAATTGGATTCCATACTGTTTTACCTTTAACGTAACGTTGTACATTAATATGATTCAGAGCTACTTTACCTTGGTTTAAAGTTACAGCGCTTACAGCTTTTACAATATATGATGGAAAGCCATCCATATACATAATGAACCTGTTTGGTTGTTTTGGTTCAAATGCTGTGAAAAATATTTCGTTTGGATCTAATACTGCCATTGTTGTTTATTTTATTCTATTATAAATATTTAGACTTCAAACCTATTAACTAGGGAATGTAGCTCCTGTTGGTAAAACATTAAAGTCTAAGATAATAAATTCAGCCGTTTTAGTTGGTTGTAAATAAATAGCACCAATCATTTGGTTTCTATCAATTACATCTGGAGTATTATTAGAATCATCCATTACCACTTTAAACGCATATAAACCTTGTCTTTGAACTACTGTTTCTAAGTAAGGGTTTACAATTGCTAGGAAATTATTTCTTGTAGCTGCTGTATTTTGTTCAAATACTAAAGTTTGAGCTACTTGACCAATATATGATTTCAATTGAATCAATAATCTTCTAACATTTACTCTATCTAAAGCACTTGCTTGACGTTGTAATGTTTTCTGACCATATACTACCGTTCCAACACCTGGGAATGAAGCAATTGGGTTGACTTTAGCTGTGTATAAACTATCTCTATTAGCTTGAGATAATTTTCTTTCTGGGCGAATTACGGTAGTTAAACCACCTCTATTAATACCCGCCGGAGCGAACCATGGTTCAGAGGCATTGTCGTTAAACGCGTAAACTCCCGGAATCATTGCCGAAGCTGGTACCCACACTTGATCACCTAAATCCGGATCAATTGTCTGTAACCAAGGCCAGTAAGCAGCACCATATGATGAGTTTCTAGCTTGAGCTTGTGTAGTTGCTGCTGTAATAGTAGAGGCATAAGGGACTAAATCCATAATGTAAATACTATCACCTCTCATTTGAGTATTGTTTAGAGCAGTAGTCATTTGAGAAGTTTGAAGTGTATCAATCAAACCTGGGGTTACTAATAGATTAAACTGATAATCATCTTGGTTAGATAATAGATTTAACATATTAGTGTAATCACTACCTACTAAACCTTGTGTATCTGTAGCATTAATATCACCATATAGATTCATTGTTCTACCATCTGGGGTTACACTACCAACACCACCTGTAAAGGTACCTGCATAAGAGCCTGAACCTACTTGAGGCATAGACGCTGTAAATTCTAGTTTAGCATTACCTGCATTATCAAAGTAACTAGGGGTTTTTGCTGTTACTGATTTTACTCTAATGTATCTAGAAGCATTAGCATATGAACCAGTTATTTCAATATAATTTTCTGTAACATTATAATTGTAATGTTGATCACCAATTACTTTAGCAACATAATTATCTGCTTTTGGGTCTAACGATAAATTGGTCCAAGATTCTAAAACAATTTTATTATTATCGTTATCATTACCTTGTCTAACTAATAGATTAAAACTACCATCTGCTTGAGAAGAGTTAGCAACTTCCCATCTGATATTATCGGATGAACCTGAGTATAGAGAACCTGAACCTCCTGGTATTAAGTTTACACCATTAGATGCTGAGTTGTTAAAGATAATACCTTTATCAATAGCTTCAAGAGTAAATGAAGTACCACTTCCCGAAGCTGGGATTTCAGCTTGAGCAAAGTCCCAAGTTGAAGAACCTGATACTACACGTGTTACTAACATAGTATTACCTCCATTCTGGAAGTAGTTATATGCTGTAATGTTAGTCATGAATGAGTATTCATCACTACCACTTTCAAATGTAGTACCAAATCTGTTTTGGTAATCTGAATATGAAGTTACTATTGTAGGAATTTCTACAGGACCTTTAACTGTAGGACCAACTATAGCAGCTCCTACTTGTACGGGCTGCTGTGTGATAAATGACTGGTCGTTTTCTCTTGTTAATACGCCAGGTGATACTAATGTTTCTGCCATTGCCTAGGAGGTTAATGTTTTGTTATAAATATTAGAAGAGAATTCAAAATTTAATTGGATTTTATAAATTCTCCAGTTTCTATATTAATGGAACCTTCACCATAATTATCTTGTAACTGTTGAGCAAACTTTGTTTTGCGTTGATCAAATTGTTTAAGATTTTCTCCGATGGTGGTTTTTTGTAGTTTTAGTGATTGGATTTGATATTCAATTTGGCCTAATTGAACCATATAATCGTTCTCTTGGGTTTGGATATCTATGATTTCTTTTTTTTCTGCTTCTGTTAAATAAATTTTTTCCATATTATAAATATTAAATTATTTTTTATTAGTTAGTCTCTTTTTTATAGCTTTAAATACTTGATTTGGGTGAATTGATTTTTGGCAAATATGTTGTAATTCTGTGTCTTTATGAATAGGACACCAATTCCAATCACCAGCATCAAACATAAAATTCTTATTATTCCAGCAAGGAAAACATGAATCACTTGAAATACGAGTTACATTTGTAGTAAATTCGTGGTCTTTTTTACTAAAACCACTAATCATAAACGAATGTTTACCCATTGCCCAATTAAACCAAGAAATACCTGAACTTAGTCCTATGAATGCTTCAGCGTGATATAGGTAATTATAAGTTTCTTTCCATGAAAGTTTGGGTCTATCTATAATACCTGCACCTTTAAATCCTTCATACGATACATTAATTACTTTATACCCTAAATCATTTAAAAGCTTTGATAAGACTGACCAATTTGAATGAGGCCATTCTTTACATCCTGCAGTAGAACGTGGAGCTATACAAACATATTTTTCTTTTAAAGGGCGTTTACCATGAGTAAAATTAATTCCATGATTTAATTCTGTGAATTTTAATCCTAAAATATCAGTAGCGGTTGCCTGCATTGGAATAGTATTACATTGTCTTGGATTATGAGAGCCTACATTCCATTTATTATCACCATCTTTAAACCACCCAATTTTATAATGAGCTGCACAAGCGGTTCCAATTCCAGGCTTTATAAATTCTATATCTTTATAAGCTTCTAAACCTTCAAACCATTCATTATGAAAAGTAGATAAAATTACTTTACATTTATGTTTTTTAGCAAATTCTATAGCATAGGGAGACCAACCTAAAGTATCACCTATAGATTTAGATTCTATTGATATTAAAACTTTTTGATTTTTTATATCTAAACGAGATACTTCTTTACCATTTACTTTAATAGACCAAGGGATAAAATATTCCTTATTACAAGTAGTCCACATATTATTTGTGATGGTATCACTAAATATTATTTCATTAGTATCTTGGTTTATAAATTCTACTTTATAAGATTTAGAAACTTCTCCTAAAATTTCTACTTTAGGAGCACCTATATAACTAACTTTTATAGTATTAGTATCTTCTGGTTCTTTATAATTATCCATAAAGTCTTGAAGAGTTTCAGCACCGATTTTACCAATACGTTCCCAATTAAAATCTCTATGAATAATTTTAGATTCTTCTAAGGCACGTTTTTTATGGTCTGTATAATTTTCAAATGCATCACGCATTACAAGAGATAAATCATCAAAATCTGGTTCTGGGTAATCACCTGAGGTGTCACTATTAGCCATTTTGTAGCGAGCATATGTAGCATCATTAGCAGGTTTTAAACCTTTAATTTTTACGGGTAAACCCTTGCCTTTTGCAAATTCCATTTGAGCCGAATCAGCTGAATAGATACATGGGGTACCACAAGCCATAGCTTCAATTAATGGTAAATTCCAACCTTCAGCTCTAGCACATGATAAAAATACATGACCATTTTTTAAATATGTAATATAATCTTCACGTGAAGGGAAATGTTTAATTTTTAAACGCTCATCAGTAAATCCATAATGCTCTAAACGTTCTTCTGTAGTCTCAAAACCGTCCATATCTTTACCCCACATATTATCAATAGATAGAATTAAATCTACGGGTTCTAATGGGTCAAATGTTTTTAAAAAGACTTCAATTATCTCCTTAGTAGACTTTCTATAATCCCAACGACCAAAAATAATAAATTTAAACCTACCATCTACATAATCTAAAGTAGTTTGTGGGTCTTCAGGGTAGAAAGTTTTAGTATCTACCCCTTCAGGTACTACTTTTACTTTATCAGGATTAGCCCCTTGAGCGATAGTGCAATCTGCTTGCCATTGAGAAGGGACCCAAATTTGATCAAATTCTAATAATTTATTAAAAAATCCTTCTTCTTGTCTAGTAGATTCCCAAACATTATAAGCGATTTTAGGGCCTATATAGGGTTGGTAGTAATAATGGTGATTAGACTCGTTTAAGACTAAATTAACATTATGTTTAAACTCATTAGAATAGTGGGTGTAAATTGGGCGATCTACTAGCTTATTATCATCACCCCATACAGTTTGTTCTATTAATAATTTTTTATCAATATCATTTAAATAGGGTTCACTATTGTGAGGTTCATCTGAAAGACCAGACCAAGATTTACCTACAGTAAAATTTCTAAATTTAACTGGGAGATGTTTTTGGAGTTCTCTATAGAAATCTCTAGTGTGGTTATTATAACCTGTGGTGCCTATATAGGTACCATGAGCATAAACTTTTGGTTCTTTCATATTATCGCATTATATGACAACCACAATCAATACCCCTAGATCCTTCAAATCCATGATACATAGGCATTAGTGGAAGATTTTTATTATTTATGTGTTGTAAAATTAAAGTCTCATTAATGAATATATCATTGTTTCCATCTCGGTATTCCGGATTATAAAATATATTAAATAACATTTCGGAGAACACGCTACAATAATCTTTCATTAAATTAGGAGGACCTATTGCTAATTGGTCATTCATTTGCCAATCCATATTCCAATGGGGGGCATATTCCCAAAAATTAATACGTCCATTATTTAACTTGCTAATATCAGTTAATAAATCACAATTATTAGCTACGTAATGGGTAAATAATAAATCATAACGTGTTTTAAATATTAAATCATATTCTATTCCTGATGTTTCACATAAATCCCAAACTCGTTGGGTGGACATCCACATACCCATTTGGGAATTTAGTCGTTGGTTGTTAGGACCTTTTAACCCAGAGGCATCAAATCCAATTGATGGTTCAAATAAATACCCCTTTGGTTGATACCAATCAAGTAAGTTTTGATATAAATCATCTCCTACTTCATATGTTTTTTGAACTTTACCTTCATTAAAAAAATCATACTTTTTAAATTCAGTATCTTTCCAAGCATGAAGATATACATCGATATCATATCTATCTAAAAACCATTTTTTTAGTTCTTGATAGCCCTCTCTATACCTACGTGGTTGACCACTAATTAATAATGCTATTTTCATCGTAAAATATGAGCTGTAAAATTATCAGTTAAACTATCTATATAGTTAATTTTAACATCATTTTGTATTAAATGATACTTTAATAAACTTTCAGGGCATAACTTATCAGGATTACCTGAAACTACAGTTTCTAACCATTTAGGATATTCCTCATCCATGTATATGTACTTCAACATATATGAAAAACAATTAGAGTAACTATTTATAATATCCATAGAACCTACAGCAAACAAATCATCTACTTCTGAAATTCTTGTAGTGTACCCATTAACTATAGGATATTGGAATACATTTACACCATTTAATTCTAGTTGAGTAATATCTTTTAAAAATAAACATTCGGGTGAGATATAATCAGTAAATGATAAATCAAATCTAGTACGGATAACATAATCGTATTTATTACCAGAGTCTTGTAAAAGTTTATTACAAGCATATACTGAGTAATAACCGCTAAGGATGTTGTGTAATTTATAACCTAAATGCCCCTTGATTTCCGTTGTATCAAAGGGGATTGGGAGTTGAAAATGGCTTTTAACTGGGTTATATAATTCTGAAATTTGGGTATAATCGTTTTCAGTAAATTGATATTCAATAGGGGTAGAAAACTTATGCCCTCCTCCCATTGTTGAATTTACATCTTTCCAAGTATGGAGATAAACATCACAATCATACTTATCTAAAAACCATTTTTTTAATTCGTGGTAACCCGGTTCGTAATTGCGGGGTTGGCCACTAACACAAACTGCTACTTTCATTACTTAAAATGACCTCCTCCTAACCAAAGTACAAATGATTTTCTAGTACCTTTAGTAACAGGAGTTACTCTATGCATTAAATATGATGGGAAAATAACTACATTACCTTTACCACGTGGTGCTGTATATGGGGTTTGACCACCAGGCCAAATTTGTAAATCACCACCTTCATACTCATTAGAATCTGATAATTGGACTGTGACTGAGATTTTACGGAACTTCATAAAGCCTTCAGTTCCAATATCCATATGCCAATCGTAATGACCTTTATTAGTTCCATAATATTCGGTATATTGAATATTTTCTGGCATGTTGTGGATATCAAAATGGAACATTTCATCATTAGCAGTTTTAGCTAACATACCAATTTTATCATAAATCCACTTAGTTTCTTCACTAAATGGAACCCACTTAATCATAGAATTACGTGATTCTAAACCCTCACCTTCTGCTTGGTTTCCAGATTCAGTTACCCCAGCTTGTGAGGGGATTTCTTGTACTTGTTGTTCGAGAGTTTTTAATTCTTCTGGGGTAAAACCTTCCTCAAACCAATAATAATTACTTTGGTTGACGTATTTGTCAAAATCTAAGGGAAATGAATAAAGTGTGTCCATATTTTATTTTTTGTCTGTAAATGATACTAATATATAACGTGTTCCTTCTTCTACAGGTCTACCACCATGTAAATGTGTAATATTTCCTGGATGGGACATTGCATATCCTGTTTTTCGTGGTTGTACTGTAGTTTTATATTTTGGGAGGAATGTACCTCCACCTTTAAATCCATTATTTAATCTTACATTTAATGTAATAACAGAACTATCATGATGCAAGTCTAAGCTACCTTGATTTTCTGTATCGTATTTAGCTATAAAATTTTCACTTTTTAAATTATCCCAACCTTCACCTTGTAATTCCCAAAACCAAGTCCAAATAGGATATACAAATTGTTCTAATACCCTTTGGTAAATATGTTGTAAACCTAAGCTTTCCATAGTTTGGTCAGTAGTAGGGTAAAAAGTATGTCTATCTGTTACCCATTCTTTATCTTCTGCTAAAGTAATAACTTCTTTACAAAATTTTTCTGTAAATAAGGGGAATTCAATTACATTAGGGGCAATCTCATCCACCATTAATCTATATTGACCTTTTCTTATTACAGGGTGTATGTAGTCTATACACCATTGTTCCCAATTACTATCATTAACTACTCCAAATTTAGGGGTATTGATTATTAAAGGGTTTTTTTTTTCTTCTGCTATATAAAACGTTAATCCCGGACTATCTTTTTGTGTATAATAATCTTCTACGGGGGCTGCTGCTCTTAAACGTGTTTTACCATAATATTCACCTAAAATATCTTGACGGTGTGTCATACCAAATGTAATAGAAAGAAATTCATCAAAAGCAAACATTTCACTTTTATATTGTTCCATGTATTCTTCTACTAATATTTGGATACCTCTTTTAGATAAAATATAAGCGTGTGAATTGTAAGTGTAATCTGGTTCTACCCATCCTTCTACCCCTTCAATTGGTTTTTCTAGATAAGCCTCTAAAGCATTACGGCCTAAATAAATAAGATCATAACCTTTATCTATAAGTTGACCTATTTGGTCCCAATCTACAGGTCTTTCCTGGTAAAAATCTTCTTCTAAGATAAGTGCTGTTTCTAAACCTTCACGATAAGCATCAACCCATGTATCAACATGAGATAAGCCACAGCCTAATTCACCTTCCATTACATCACGTTTCCACCATTTATTACTACCTTCAATATTCCACCTAGGATGTTTTGCTACACCAAATTTATCCCAATCTTCTTGAGACATTTGCCTAGCATCAAAACCTGGTTTAATCCAATATGGGGTAGGAGAGGGTAAATGTAAATTATCACATTTTTCTCTCATTTCTGGGGTTTCACTTAGTGCTAAAACGTAAAATTTATCTAATTTCATATTTGTTGTTGATAATAAAGGTAACCAATTATTATTTACTCTAGATTCCCAATTACATTGTTTTAAATATTCATTAACTTTATCCCAGTTTAAAACTTCGTTTTTATTTCGGGTATTAAAATTATTTAATGTTTCTTTTAATCCACCCCACTCCCAAGTAATAGGTTGAACTTTATGACCTAACATCTCTAATGCCGTAATACAAAAGGTTTCCTCATATGATGAAGGATAATACCAATAAGTACTTTCAGCCATTAGTTTGTATAGCTCGTGTTGTGGTAATGTACCAAGGAATTCTGTGTTATCCAAGCTACTTACCCAATCTTTATAATAAAGGTTAAAATATTCTAAGCCATATTGTGGGGTTGATATTTTAAGTTCTGCGTTTGGGTTTACTAATAAAATATCATTCCATTCACTTAATACTTGCCCTAAACCTCGTTCAGCATGTGAAGTGTAAATATATTGGTTTGGTTTTTTTTCTCCTACTTGAAATTTAGAAATATCTATTCCATTACCTATAATTTGGATTTTATCCTTAGTTTCCGGGAATTGTTCTGTGAATTTGTTTTTATGCCATTCTGTTAAACAGATTATAGATTTTAACTTAGAATCTAATAAAAGTTCACGATGGTTAGGTAGTTCTTCGCCATTCCACCACGTAAAATAGTCGGTATTATGTACCCAAAATATTGAGTCGGTATAGTCGATGTCTTTAAATTCTTCAATGTAATGAATGTATGAAACCCCAATTATAGTATCTACAGAATCAACTTCATTTTTAAAATCTTGTGTAGGTCTATACATCACCCCATCGTAATCTCCATAAACAACACCACCAACGACCCAAACATCCCACCTAGGGTGGGATTGTTTAAGTGTTTTAGCTAAATTTATAATACATTGTTCTGTACCCCCTAAACCAATTTCGTCTATAGTTTCAGGTGAGTAGGGTGGGGAATAATATCCCGCATATATAACTAATTTCATAACTTTAATATTTTTTAATTTAAATCACCATCGTGTTGTTCTTGTGTTTCCCAGTCGGGCCAGTTTTCTTCTAAGTTTCTCCAAGATTTAAAATCTCCAGAATTATTCCAACTATTTACATAAGGATAAACTGTAAAATTAATTGCTACTTCTATTAGACATTGACTTCTATCTAATTTCCAAGCTGCTGGTTGGTCTAATGAATTCTCATAATTTGGATATTCTGAAGCCTCTATTAAATAATACTTAGTACTCATAATTTATTTAAATTAATATGTTGGGGTTGTACCTCCTGAGATACTAACACTAGTATAAGTTGAACCTGTTGTAGTGGCACTTCCATTACTATCAAATCTACAACTTTCTGTTAGACGGCTAGTTACTAAAAGATTTGCAGCTTTAATAGTACCACTATTATATAATGTACTAATTTCTGTTGAAGAAAGTATTTTATCGTAGTAAGCCCATTCGTCCATATCACAATTAGCATTACCTGTTGCAGATGTATTAGAGACGGCTGAACATAAAACTAATGTATTCATATCGGTACCTGTTCTAGTACCATTAACAGTTATTGCACTATTATTTATTAATGTACCATTCCAATAAATTTTTATAGCATTTGCTGCTGTAGATTGGGAATCATCATAGGTAACCGTAATCATAGTAAAGTTTTGGGCATTTGTATTACCTCTTTGAGCAGCTCTCCATCCTGTAGTTGAACTTGTAATACCTGTAGTACCCGAATTAGAATGTAGTGGGATTTGTTTATTAAAGTTTGTAGCGTTTGTTCTTAATTGTAATAATAATCTATTAGTACTTGCTGCGTATTGACAAAAAACTCTATTATTATTATTTGTATTATTTAAAGTTCCAGAATTAAAGTCGAAAAAAATCATATTAGTTTTGTCTGTCTCATTGTTACGGACCCAAAAATTAACTGAAAAATCTTCACCACCACCTGGGTTAGCATCTACAGGATCCCAATCTCCTGCAACATAATCATTTACACCATCATTATGGTAGTAACGGTAATTTTTATATACTTCTGAGTGTGATTGAAGATAACCATTTGCAAATTCCAGACTGTGAACGTAGGGGATTGTATCTACTGATACATTTGTTGTTGTACCTATTTGACCATTACCTGTAACACCTTTTGGACCTTGAGGACCAATTGGACCTGTAGGAGAAGGGCCTATAGGACCTTGTAGTCCAATTGAGCCTGTATTTCCTTTAGGACCAATAGCACCTTGAGCGCCTGAAGGGCCTTTATTTCCTATTGGACCTTCAGGACCTATTGGTTTAGGACTTTGTAATCCTTTAGGACCTATTAAACCTTCAGGACCAATGGCACCTTGTGGGGCTGCAGGACCGATGGGACCTTCAGGACCTTGAGGACCAATAGGACCTCTAGCACCTTTAGGACCAATTAAACCTTCAGGTCCTTTAGGACCAATAGTACCTTGTGGGGCTACAGGACCAATAGGACCTTGCGGACCTATAGGACCTTCAGCACCTTTGGGACCTATTGCACCTGTATTTCCTTTAGGACCTTTAGGACCAATACCTGATGTAGAAGCAGGACCAATAGGACCTTGAGGGCCTATTAAACCTTCTGGTCCTTGTGGGCCTATTGCACCTGTATTTCCTTTAGGACCTTTAGGACCAATACCTGATGTAGAAGCAGGACCAATAGGACCAATTGGACCTATTAAACCTTGAGGACCTTTAGGACCTTGAGCACCTGTATTTCCTTTAGGACCTTTAGGACCAATACCTGATGTAGAAGGAGGACCAATAGGACCTTGTGGACCTATTAAACCTTCAGGACCTTGTGGACCTATTGCACCTGTGTTTCCTTTAGGACCTTTAGGACCAATACCTGATGTAGAAGCAGGACCAATTGGACCAATTGGACCTATTAAACCTTCAGGACCTTGTGGACCTATTACACCTGTATTTCCTTTAGGGCCTATAGCACCTTGAACATTTCCTATACCGATAGGACCAATTGGACCTATTAAACCTTCTGGTCCTTGTGGACCTATTGCACCTGTGTTTCCTTTAGGGCCTATAGCACCTTGAACATTTCCTATACCAATAGGACCTTGTGGACCTATTAAACCTTCAGGCCCTTGAGGACCTATAGCACCTGTGTTTCCTTTGGGACCAATAGCACCTTGTGGGGCTGCAGGACCAATATTACCAATTAGACCTTCTGGTCCTTGGGGACCAATTGCACCTGTGTTTCCTTTAGGACCAATGGGACCAATAGCACCTTGAACATTTCCTATACCAATAGGACCAATTGGACCTATTAAACCTTCTGGTCCTTGTGGGCCTATTGCACCTGTATTTCCTTTAGGACCAATTGCACCTTGTGGGGCTGCTGGACCAATATTACCAATTAGACCTTCTGGTCCTTGGGGACCTATTAAACCTTCTGGTCCTTGGGGACCAATGGGACCTCTAGCACCTTGTGGGGCTGCTGGACCAATATTACCAATTAGACCTTCTGGTCCTTGGGGACCTATTAAACCTTCAGGACCTTGTGGACCAATAGGACCTCTAGCACCTTGTGGGGCTGCAGGGCCAATAGGACCTCTAGCACCTATTGGGGCTGTTGGACCAATAGGACCAATTGGACCTATTAAACCTTCTGGTCCTTGTGGACCTATTGCACCTGTGTTTCCTTTAGGGCCTATAGCGCCTATAGCACCAATAGGACCTTTATTACCAATTAGACCTTCTGGTCCTTGGGGACCTATTAAACCTTCTGGTCCTTGGGGACCAATGGGACCTCTAGCACCTTGTGGGGCTGCTGGACCAATGGGACCTCTAGCACCTTGTGGTGCCGCTGGACCTATAGGACCTTGGGGACCAATTAAACCTTCTGGTCCTTGTGGACCTATAGCTCCTGTATTTCCTTTAGGACCAATTGCACCTATAGCACCAATTGGGCCTTTATTTCCTATTAGACCTTCAGGTCCTCTATTTCCAATTAAACCTTCTGGTCCTTGTGGACCTATAGGACCTCTAGCACCTTGTGGGCCTGCTGGACCAATAGGACCTCTAGCACCTTGTGGTGCCGCTGGACCTATAGGACCTTGTGGACCTATTAGACCTTCAGGACCTTGTGGTCCAATTAGACCTGTGTTTCCTTTAGGGCCTATAGCACCTATAGCACCAATTGGACCTTTATTACCTATTAGACCCTCAGGACCAATTGGACCTATTAAACCTTCAGGACCAATAGGACCTTGTGGACCAATAGCACCTTGTGGGGCTGCAGGACCAATAGGGCCTATAGCACCTATTGAATTTCCTATACCAATAGGACCTATAGGACCTTGTGGACCAATTGAGCCTGTGTTTCCTTTAGGGCCTATAATACCTTTAGGACCTATAGCACCAATCCCACCATCATTACCTTTAGCACCGATTAAACCTTCAGGTCCTTGAGGTCCTAATGTACCAATAGCTCCTATAATACCTTTCGGACCAATTGCACCTATGGCACCTATTGGACCTTTATTACCAATTAAACCTTCAGGACCTTGTGGACCTAAAGGACCAATTGAACCCTGTGGTCCTTTTGGGCCTATAGCACCAATCCCACCATCATTACCTTTAGCACCTATTAAACCTTCAGGTCCCTGTGGACCTATTAAACCTTCAGGTCCTTGTGGACCTTTTGGACCAATAGCACCTATAGCACCTATTGGACCTTTATTACCTATTAAACCTTCAGGTCCTTGTGGACCTAATGTACCAATAGCTCCTATAATACCTTTTGGACCAATAGCACCTAAAGGACCTAAAAGACCTTTAGCACCTATTAAACCTTCTGGTCCTTGGGGACCTATTAAACCTTCAGGACCTTGTGGACCTTTAGGACCAATAGCACCTTGAACATTTGCTATACCAATAGGACCAATAGCACCTTGAACGTTTCCTATACCGATAGGACCAATTAAACCTTCAGGACCTTGTGGTCCTAGTGGACCTATAACACCCTTAGGACCAATAGCACCAATACCACCATCATTACCTTTAGGACCGATTAAACCTTCAGGTCCTTGCGGACCAATAGCACCTTGTGGGTTGATTCCAATAGGACCAATTATACCTTTAGGACCTATAATACCAGTAGGACCTTTGGGACCAACTGGACCTAAACTACCTTCTTGACCTTGGACACCTTCCATGCTAGCATTACCTGAAGAGGTACCCATAATTATACTTTTACTAGCTCTGTCAAATAATATTTGACCTTCACTTAAAGTAGGTATTGTACCTGAAGTATGGATGGGTATAATTAATGAAACTGGAGTGTCTGAGTCAGCAGCTCCAAAGCTTATCTGTTTAACACCATTACCTCTAATAGCTAATACTTTATTAAAAGCTAGAGTTTCCTCAAAATATAGCCAAAAACCATTATAAAAGAGTCTCCAATTATATTGAGTTCCAGTCTCAGTAAAATTTACCATACTTACGCTATCAGCGGGGTTACCGCTAATAGCACTATAATCAGGTATTATTTGAACATTTTTAGCCATCTATGGGTCTTAATTTTATATAAATATAAATTATTTATCCTGATTTATCAAGGTACTAATTAAGGGTTATTCATAAGAACACCTTCTTCAAATTCAAAGGAAAAATTACCATTAAGTGCTTGAATTGTAAAGCTAGTACTAGTACCTCCTGCAGCACCTGCGGGACCAATAGGACCTCTTGGACCTTGTGCTCCTGTTGAACCAGTTGGACCAATAGGACCTCTAGGACCTTGAGCACCACCTGGACCAATTGGGCCGATAGGTGAAGCACCTCCAGGACCAATAGGACCTTGTGGACCAATAGGACCTTGGATCCCTATACCCGTAGGACCGATAGGACCTTGTGGACCAATAGCACCTTGAGGAGATGTACCTTTAGGACCTTGTACACCAATAGGACCTCTAGGACCTTGATCTGTAGAACCAGGACCTATAGGACCTTGCGCACCACCTGGACCAATATTACCAATTGGAGATGTACCTTTAGGACCAATAAGACCTCTAGGACCTTGTATACCAGTTGGACCAATAGGACCTTGCGCTCCTGTTGCTCCAATTGGGCCAATAGGTGAAGTACCTTTAGGACCAATAGGACCTCTAGGACCTTGTATACCAATAGGGCCTCTAGGACCTTGCGCTCCTGTTGCTCCAATTGGGCCAATAGGTGAAGTACCTTTAGGACCAATAGGACCTCTAGGACCTTGTATACCAATTGGACCAATAGGACCTTGCGCTCCTGTTGCTCCAATAGGGCCAATAGGTGAAGTACCTTTAGGACCAATAGGACCTCTAGGACCTTGTGGACCAATGGGGCCTCTAGGACCTTGCGCTCCTGTTGCTCCAATTGGGCCAATAGGTGAAGTACCTTTAGGACCAATAGGACCTCT